CACTTCCATACTCACTGATCATTTTATTAGCAAATTTTTCTATATCTTTGGGTAGACTACCCAAGTCATTCATACTCAAATCTTCGCCATCGGCATTATAAGTACCAGCAGACAATAAATCTTCTATAATTATCCACCGGCGGCCAGTCTTATCTACACCAGAACCCACATCTCTTTCAAAAGATCCCAATAAATCAGCTTCTAATTCAAAGACGTATCCGCCGCCAGAGACAACGCCTTTCATTAACCACGAATCTTTCATTGATAGAAATCCGGCCAAACCTCGTTTTTTGTTTTGTCCTTTAATCATTCTATTAATGTTATGAATTCCAGTTACATGAAACGCTCGCACTTTAATAGGGTCTGGGGCGACTCTTTTAAAGTTTGCGTACCCCAATGGTATAGGAAAATATTCTATGCCGTCCGGACGTTCCAAATTGAAAATTTCTGTGGACAAACTTTCTTGGCCATATACTTCTTCTATGTACTGGTAAAACGTTTTCATTATTTTATCGCAGTTCGTGCATGTTCAATGCCTCATCAACAGATTCATTCATTTTCAACCATTTTGCATCTGTTCTCTTTGGAGCACTAAAATCAACTTTGTTCAACCATTTATATTGAAATTTTGCACCACCGTGTGGAACATCATATCCAGAAGCATACATATAATCTTTTATTTTAAGTGCCAGTTCTTCCATGCGTTCATGAAGGTTTTCTACAGAACGTCCATACTTTTTCGATAAAACGACACTATCATCACCATAGTCTAATTCATGTTCTATAGAATCATACCAATCATTTAATACTCTATACAAATCTTTTGGATTCATTTTTTCAAGCGGAAGTCTGCTAAATCTCACCAATCCACTAATCTGACCTCCTAGTGGTCGCACTTTTTGCACTAAGTTATCAATCAATTTTAATTTTTTATCTATTTGTTTAGATATTTTAACTTGTTCTGCATTAAGTTTTTTTGCAGGCTTTCCTTTTGCAGGCTTTCCTTTTGCGCCGGGCACTAATTGTTTCATAGTGTCCATGAAACCTTCGGGAAGTTCCGAAGATTCTTTGAAACCCATTCCTCTCATTACATTATCTGGATCAACACCCATACCTCTTGCTACATTCTTAGCCCTAGATTTCAATGTTTTTTTCGGTTCTTTCGCTGCTCTTGCCTTATCTTTTGCGGCATGTGGACCTTTTCCCATTCCTCTCATTACAAGATCGGGGTCAACCCCCATACCTCTTACCACGTTTTTGACTCTAGATTCATTCATTTTCAACCATTCTGGATCTGTTCTCTTTTTAGCGGGAAAACCTATCTTTGCCATCTGACCGATTCCCTTAACATTATATCCAGAAGCCCACATATAGTCACTCAGTTTAAATCCTACTTCTTCCCAAAGATCATAAAGTTTTTCTGCCGATTGTGCATACTTTTCATTATCATCTTCAGAGTCGTCATCCAAATCAGCTTCTACAGAATCCCACCAATCATTCAATGCTACATACATACCCTTTGGAGTCATTTTATCAATCGGAAGTTTGCGAAATGCCATCAATCTTCCAAGATTGCCACCCAATGGTCGCACTTTTTTCATTAAGTCATCTATCAATCTTAATTTTCTATCTATTTCTGTAGATAATTTAACTTGTTCTGAATTTTTAGATTTTTTAGATTTTTTCTTATCAACATTACCCTTTTTCATATTTCTACCCAAGAATGTGTCCAAGAAACCTTCATCAACAGATTCTCGAATACCACCCTTTGGCATATTTCTCATTTTCTGAGATTCAATCCAACCCTTTGCCTTTGGGTCCGTAGGGGCGCGGCGAATCCACTTTTCAAGTTTTTTGTGTACAACTTTGCATCCCGAATGCCAATCAGCACCATTCGAATTATCAATAACATACATGTTGGATTTTCCAAAAATACTTTCATATTTTTTCAAATTCTTTTGAACGTTATTCCACATTTCGGAAACTTTATCTGCACCGATAGTTCTAGATCTGTTTTGATCTCTATCAATCGCCGTCTGCAAATCTGTATTGACATATATCATTGCACATTCATATCCAACCTTGTCCAATAACGCCTTCTGTCCCTGCACCTTACTAACATTTGATCCAGTACCGTCGATAATCACACCCAACCGGCCGTCAACATATAGAGACTTTTGTTTCGCAGTAATTTCGGTTGCCTTAACTCTAATTTCTTGACCTTTGTCGGACCAAATATCAGCAGAGTTTTTAGGGTCTAAACCGGCAGCTTTCAAAAGTTTTTCATATGCAGGGTCCGGATTGACTACTCGCATCCCAATATTGATAAGTCCTAACTGTCCGCCACCCATAAAAATTCTAGGATCTCCGCCGACAGACGGCGAAAGAGTTTTGCTGGCTGAACTCTTTTCAGTACCAATAAAAGATTTTCCAGAGCCGGGCCCGCCTGCAAGAAATACTGCCTTAAAAATTGCAGTGTCATTAATACCTTCAGAAAGATAATCGGCGATAATATCGCCCATCATAACTTCTTCATAAAATTCCCTAATTGACTTATCCATTACTTGTCCCATGCCTTTGCTGCGTTGAAATTGTTATAACTGAATTCCATTCTGTCTACTAATTTTATGGCGTTTTGGCCGGTGCTGTCAATGGCGACATAACCTTCTGGATTGGACACCTTATAACCATTATCCACCTTAACAAAAATATCAGTCATTTGTCTGATACTATTTAGTTTATTTACAATTAGAGATTTTGCCGCTATTAATTCTTCCATAAAATCTACTATTGCATATGCAACAGAATCTAGTTTAATAAGTTTTTCTACTAACTCATCGCGTAAAGCGGCCTTGGCCGCTCTTGACTTTTCGGTTTTCAATTTCATTATGACTTTTTCATCAAAGTGTTTTTTGACATACATCGAATAACCAAGATTTTTAACATTTTTTGTAGAAATATTTTGACCTTCGCGGATATATGTATTCAAGTATGTTTTGAAACTGGCACCGACCAAACCCTTATTCAGTGTCTTGTTTTGCAGTTCCAAAAATGTTTTCAAATCGGCGGCCTTAATTTTCTTAAATTTTCTCCCAACAGACGACAAAATACCATTCAACGCAGTCGTTTCGCTTTCAGTAAATTTTGCACTACCGGAGACATCTTTATATGTCGCATCATCCATCCAAACAGATGGGATATTCTTCATTCCAGAAATATTCGCGCCAAAACTTGCAGACATTGACTGCAAATCTTTACCCTTATAAGTGGTATGCCACACGACACCAATTTTCGCGGCGGAGATAGTTTTGCCGAGTTTCGAAGATCTTTCTACTGCATAAATTAATGTATTTGGTTGAAAAGTAACGTAATCTTTTCCACCCAAAGTTTTGTTTTCCGTATCGTTTGTAAACATTAAATCGCCTTGTAACACACCCTTGATACCCAATTTAGAAAATTCCGTGAAAGAAATTTTGAACTTGTCCTTCAGTGTGTCATTCAACTTGGTGTCTGCATCTATCTCGGCGATAGATTTATACAACAAAGGGACTGCATTGAATACAGATTTTTTTGCAATGAAAAATTTACCATCGGAAGGATCTGTTCCCGCAAAAACTGCTGGGGCACCATCCCATTTGACTGTCATGTTCATCTTACGACCAGATTCGCCCTTCAACATGTCTCGCAAAGACAACAAAAAATTGACTGCAGCCCGTGCGCCATTGATTCCACCATTTAAAATCTCATCTTCCAAATGTTCTAGGTGTAAATTTTTACCACCTTTAGATTCTTTCAAGAATCTACCGAAACTACGCATATTTTACTTCTCCTATTAACAAGTTTTGTTAGATATTTATATTATGGTGTATTTCAACCAGAGCATTCTTTTTCTATTTCTTTTTTGAATTCTTTAGTCATACTACCTTGAAATTGTGGTTGTGATGTAAATGAACCTTTATATCTAATCTCCAAGTTCATTATTTTCATATTTCCTTTTTTCAAGGTAAAGAATATTTTTGCGGCGTCAGATTTTCGTGTTGCATCAGCATCTTGCACAATCTTATATGGCAAACCTTTATTTTTATCATTAATTCTTTGCAATCCACAAAGAGTTGTTTTCAATGGAAATGTTTTTGCAGGACCAATAAAGATTTTTTTGTCTTTTTTAACATCCCCAATTCCTGTCATCAATGCGAAAACAAATCTTTTACCCTCTAACTTTTTGGAATCAATTTCTGAATCCAAATTTATCTTTAATATAATATTAATTAATTCGCTTGCAAGTTTTTCAGAACCTTTGTTTATCAGTTTTTCAATTTTTTCCCATAATTTATTACCCGTTTTTTTCGATAATTTATTATTGACAAACTTTCTCATACTTTTAGGATCTTTAGTATTATCATTTAAATATCCACCATCGGCATCTGCATATCCTTTAGTGTCAATATATCCTTTACCTTCTTTACCAGAACCAAATTTAGTTTTGTCAATACCTTTAGACTTAAATAAGTCTTCATTCGACAAACTATTATAGTTGTTGATATCTTCTTTTAGAATTATCTTTTTCTTTACAGCCTCTTTGATAAGACTAGCAAAATAATCCGTTCTAGCTATTACCAGTTCTGACTTCAAAGGCATAAACTCAGGCCCGTCGAATACTGTATCAAAGGCCTTATTAATAAGAGTCGGATCGGCAGCTTTAACAGTCCCTTTTTTCTTCAAAGATATACCATAAAATTCTTTTTTATCTGCACTACAAACTATGTCAGAAGAATTATAATCAGCAAACCCATATGCCGAAACTTGAAAATCCCGCACAGCGGCGGGCCAGACATTACCTGTCATATAAGTAGTTATAGTTGAAGAACGAACACCCATAAATTTTCGTATTCCTATTGCAGCAGAAACTCCCACAGCCATATCTTTTTGCTTGGCCAAGTCGTCAGGTCGCAAAAGCTTTTCAAAGCTGTCCTTAATCGCAGAATTTCCAAATTGGACAAGATTTTTGCCTGAGAGAATACCATCAGATATCAATTTACACAAATCATCTAAATTACCAGTGCGTTGAATTTTTTCTAAATGGGTAATTGGGTACTGTAGTGCTACAGCTGTCATTATTTCTGATGCTTCATATGCCATTTGACTCTCCTTCTATAGTTATATTTATATACTATTTTAGAAGGAGAGTCAAGAGTCAATTTACATGTAATGCAAATATGTTCCCACGATATACTTATCATCTGATATCGCTGGCTGGGCCTGGTGTGGGTGCGTCCAGAAAGGCGGGAAGATTGCCAATCGACCACGTTCAGGTGTTATGCTAGTATTATAGTCGGGGAACACAGTTTCGCCACCCTCTTCTACAGAGTTGAGATAGAAGAAACATACCAAAAATCTGCGGGCGGAGGCATAGTCTCCCACATCTGCATGATATTTAAAATCATCATCAGAACCGGCTAAATATTTTTTCATTCGGACTTCTTCATTTTGACACTGATTTGGAAAAAATGCAATATTATTGTGTTGTCTATAACTTTCTACATATTCCGACACCTTACCTAAAAGCAACATAGACAGATCCTCAAAATCTTTACTCATATCTTTCAGAGCAGGATCAAAAAAATTCAATTCGGTGAAGCTTCTATATTCGGCATGTTCAGTCTTTTTATGATGTTCAGATGCTTCCTCAAATTTTTCGATAATATTGGTACATTCTTGTTCTGACAGTACATTATCCCAGACCGAGATAAATGCGCGGTTTCCATCTGGCGGATTGACTTTAAATTTTTCTTGGTCAATCTCAAAATGGTGTTGTGCATCTCCACGATTTTCATCCATATTTTCTTGTACCTTTGTAAGTGCCTCTGGATCGATACCAGTTTCAATTTCTGTATTTTCATTGGTCATAGTTTAATCTCCACATTTCCTATTTTTTTGCTTGTTTTGTTGTTTGAGAAACTTTCCTTAAAGCTGCTCTCTTTAGTATCCTGTATTAATTCATCTTGCGCGTCATCTTCAACGTCATATAATCGCATCTTAGGACGATCTACACCCACAACAAATCTTTTATGTTCGTTTGGATCGTTGTAACGGTTCTTGAGTTGTTTAATGAGAATTTGTCCCATTTCTTCTAATTCTTCGGTTGCGATTAATGCAAACATTAAATCGGCAGTCGCTGGCAGTCCAAATGACTCCGAAGTATCCGTCAAATCAACATCACTGTTACCATACCCACCGCGAGTTGTCTGTGTGGCGGTAACAATTGGAACATTGTTTTCGACTGCGAGGCCTCGTAATTCTTCGGCAATAGATTTTATCAGTGTATATGAATTTGCACCGGAGCCGGCCTTAACCCTCGATGACGAACAGATATTTAGATAGTCAATATAAATGACTTTTGGTCTGAAATTCTTTTTGAGAGACAACTCATTCAATAGGTGTCTAAAATGATTTGCATTGGCCACGGCAGTCGGATATTCCTTAATAATCAATTTACCAGTGGTCTTGTTTTTCAACTTATCAATTTTTTTATCAAACGTACTTCTTGTCATACTGGCAACATCGCCAATAGAAGTATTCAACAGATTTGCATCAATTCTTTCTGCAATCTTTTCTTCAGACATTTCAGCAGTAATATAGAGAACATCAAACCCCATCAACAAATGGTTGGCAGCGCAATCACACATGAACAACGACTTACCAACACCAGTACCGGCAAGAGCGACATTCAACGTCTTTTTAGGTAAGCCACCCTTCGTAATACGGTTCAACATATCTAAATGGAAAGGTATCTTTTCCTCTACTCGCTGATAAAACTCAAATCGAGATTCCCAATCTTCAATAAAATCGTGTCCGATATTACTGTCAAACGATACTGCAAGAGCCTCGCTCAAAATCTTAGGCATTTCACCCTTTTCAGGCGAATCATCATTAATAATAGTGATGGACTTCATAACCGCATTATATATCGCTCGGTCTTGACACCACTTTTCAGTCGCATCCAATTGCCATGCACTATTTCTATGTTCTTCTTTTTGGTTATGAAGATACGCAACCATATCCTTACATTCGCTGAAAATATTCTCCGAAACGTTTTTGTTGTCCAAAGATATCATCAACGAATCTTTTGTAGGAAGATCGTTATATTTTTCTATATGAGTCCGCATCAAATCATAAACGATTTTATTCGATTCACTCTGAAAATAATCTTTTTCAATAAACGGAAGGGCCTTTCTAACATAGGCCTCATCCGCAAAAAGACAATTCATCACTACCTGTTCAGTCAGTTCCATTAAGTTTTTTCGCTTCCAATATCAACTTTTCATATTCACTTTTAAGATGATCGGCCTGACGAAATAATTCATCAGACCTTTCCTGTTTACTCTTTTCTCCGGTCACACGAGTCATTGTAAATGTAGTCGGTTCTTTGTCCTCTGTCCCATAAACCTCTTTCCATTTATCTTTGGGACATCGGATATTCGCAATCTTGGCCTTGGCCGGCATGAAACATCCACACGCCTTGCAGATTTTTAATGTCTGACCATATTCTTCACAGGACCTACATGTTGTCAACCTCTGTTGATATATGTGATTTGATGCGAATATTTTACTCATTAGCCAACCCTATATTTACTTCTAATGTGCTCATCGAACTTTGGATCGCCAAGAATGGGATCCCAAAACTCATCAGTGTGAGTCTCTTTCTCCCGAAACTTTTTATCCATCACCTCACCAGTTTCCATATCGACTCGTTGTAACCAGCCACCGGATCTTGATAATACACCATAATCAACGGCCATGTCAATAAGCGCACTGAATTTATCTACACCTTTATCCCAAGAAACTGAAATGGGGATCTTTGACTTTTCTTTTACAAAGCGAGATTTTTCAACATTGATAACAAAATGATATCCTTGAATTTCTGTACCGACTTTATCTTGTTGACGTCCTACAATCCAAATCGTATCGGCACTATAATACATACCAGTTCCGCCCGAAACTACTTTAGTTGGATACAACCCCTGAGAGTCGTATGTGTGGTTGATAGCAACCATAGGAATGTCTTTCATCGTCAGATGGGGGGTAATCATGCGAAACAAAGACTTGAACTGCTTAGCGCGCGTCATGTCCGCTGCGCTACTACCCTTCTCCGCATCTTCAACTTCTTTCTTAGATGCCAAGTTACCAACCGAATCCACCATAACGAACACTTTATCTTCAGTATCCAATTCATTCAATTGAGACACCATATCAAATTTAAGTTCTTCTAAATTGGTCACCGGAACGTGAATAATACGAGTCGTATCAATTTTGAAAATATCAAAATATCCCTGTGGCGTACCAAACTCCGAATCATAAAACAACACTAAGCCTTCGGGGTTTTTGTCCATAAACGCCTTCATCATAATCAGGCCAAATGCCGTCTTAAAATGTTTGGAGGGGCCGGCAATCAT